CATAGCCGCGCCACCTGTCGGTGCAGGAGGCTGTTGGTCAGGGGGCAAAATACGCGAAGGAGTAACGTCTCCGTCAATCGTAGGCGGTTGCTGTGCAGGGGGCTGTGTCTGTGTCCGTGCAGGAGGTGTCCGTGCAGGAGGCGGCTGGGCCGGAGGTGTCTGTGCAGGCGGCTGTGTCTGTGCAGGAGGTGTCTGGTCCGGAGGCTGTCGCTGTGTGTCTCCGCTCAAGAAAGCACCGATGGCTGTGTGCGCTCGGGTGCCCTGTCTCGCCACACCTGTCCGACGTCCGTCTACGAAGACATTGTAGGAGCCATCCGGGTTGCGCTGGTAGGAGTAGCGCGTGCCCGGTTCGGGGACGATAGGTGCTTCGTCAGCCTGTGCAGGCTCTTCGACAGGTGCTTCGGCGGGGGCGGCCTGTCTTTCATTGAGGATTTCTCGGGCATAAACCGAACCTGTCTCGGCAAGGATGCCCAGTGTTGCATCGTCAAGAGCCTCGAAGGTGGCCCGCTGTGCAGCGGTCAGAGGCGGAGTCGTGACCGAGATACGTCCGCTGGGCGCGATGCCCTCACGACGCTGACGCTCAAGCAACTGGTCAGGCAACGGCTCAATCTCGGCACGCGGAGCACGAAGGGCACGTTGCTGTTCGACCGCCTCCGCGAAGACAGGATTGTCAGCCAAGAGCGCAAGCTCCTCATCCGTGGCGTCAGTGACCCGGCGACGAAGCTGTGGCCCGAACGCGATGACGAGGTCTTTTCTGTCTTGCTCTGAAAAGCCAGCGTCCTCTAACGCTCTTAGTCTTGCATCCTCCGGTATACCCTCGGTAGTCAGGATATCGTAGGCTTCGTTCAAGCGGGCGCGGACTTCGCGGCCACGGAAACCCTGCACGTTGAGGCGCTGCACAAGGCGACGGGTTGCCTCGGGCACAGCGGATTGTTCGGCACGGATCTGTCCGACAGCGGCGGTGTAGTAGTCCTGTTGCTCCGCCTCCATGACGGCTGTACGCTCGGCGGCCTCCTGACGGAGACGTTCGGCGGTCTCGTATGCCTGACGGCGTTGCTCTTTTTCGTCAGCGGCTCGGCGCTGGGCTTCGACCTGTAGCTCCGCGTCCGTCGGGTTTGCAATATTGAGGCGAAGACCCTTGTGGAAAGCCACAGCGAAGGACAGCGCCTCCTGTAGATCGTCACCCCGGAGCACCTTTCCAAGCTGACGCTCAAGCTCCCTCATGTTCAACGACTGGTCACCAGCGTTCCACCGCTGAGCGACGAAGTCCCGAGCAAGGGTCTGTGACCTGTTCGTAGGCAAAACGACACTACCCATGCCCTGTGGCGTCATGAACCTGTCAGGGTCTTCGGCGGCCAGTGTTCGACTGGCCTCAAGCGCGGCATTGAAAAGCTCGTCACCCCGGACAAGGTTGCTGTAGTACCTACTTTTTTGGTACCGGACATATGGCTTGGAAAAGTCATACCCAAGAGCCTCCGCCTGACGACGGGCAAGCTCCTGTTCGCGGGACATACCCGCTGGGGCGGCAAGCTGTTCGGCCTGTTGCTCAAGCTGTGCCAGCCGCTGACGTGCAGCCAGCATCGAGTTTTCAAAGTTCGCCCGTTCGTCGTTGCGGTATGCCCCCAGTGCACGCGCTTGGTCGTAGACCCGCTGGGCAACAGACAGTGCCTCTTCGTTGCCGTCGAAGTCGTCGAGGTCGAGCACCCCGTCAGCCATGCCGACAAGAGCGGCTTGGTAGGCGTCCTCTTCGGTAGCGAAGCCCGAGCCATCCGGTGCAGCGGCGTTGCGGCGTCGAGCTATTTCCTCCTCACCTCGGATACCGCCCCGGATGCCCTCCGGTGAGCGGTTTCGCATGGCCTCGATTGACTCCTCAAGGCGGGTGATCGTGACTTGGTCCGCTTCGCCAAGACCGACTTCGGCGTACGGTAGGTCATTTCTTTCCGCGTTGGTGTCCCGCAGAGAAATAATGTTTGCTGCTCTTGTCCGGGCACCCCCTATGTTGTTTGCATAAGCTCCGTCGTCCGAAGTAGTGGCCTCTAACCAAAGATCGACCAGACGGCGGTGCTGTGCCCGGGTGACTCCGGTCATCTGCTCAAGCTCATCCGCTACCGCGAAGGCGTCTTGGGCAACCCTGTCCTTGAAAGCCCGCCGTGCCTCGGGCGACATTTCCCCGCCCTGTGCAGCAAGAATGTCCCGCTGACCTTTTCTGGCCTCGGTAAGCTGTTCAAGGAGTGCCTGTAGCGCGGCGGAGTCTACGGGCTGTGCCCGAAAAGACCGCTCAAGGTCAGCAATAAGCTGGTCTTGCTGGGCGACAAGTCCGGCGACGTAGTCCCGGCGCTGTTCGGTGCTGACGAAGTCACGTTCGACCTGTTCGTAAAGGGCAGGCAGGGCCAAGCCAGCCATGTAAGTGCCGAAATAGTCAGTAGCTCTTGGCATTTTAGAAAAGCCCCTCTACGAAAAGGTCATCTACTTCGTCACCGATGGCGGTTTCGAGCACCTGTGTCTCGTTTACGGCGGCATACGGTGAGATTTTTCCTGTGGCGGACAGTAGCCCGTACTGTTGCAGCGGCTGCACCGGAGCACCCAAGACCCCAGCAATCGTGCCACCGATGGCCTGACGGACAGCGGCTTTTGCAGCCTTGTCTTGCTGACGAAGCTCCTTAAGCCGTGCTGTCTGTGTCGCTTCGGCGGCGGCTTCGGCCTGTGCACGAAGCTCATTTTCTGCACGGAGTATTTCCGCCTGACCCGCCTGTGCAGCCTGTTGCCTCAAAAACACGTCCCGTCCGGAGACCGGGCCAGCCTGTGCAGCCTGTTGCAGCGCGGTTGCCTGTTGCTGACGGAGCAAGCCGCCCCGCCGGGTAGCGAACTGTTGCTCAAGACGACCCTCTTGTGCTTCGGTCAGACCAAGCTGACCAGCCTGACGTGCACGCTGTAGCTCTTCAAGCTCACGGCGCTCATCCTCGGTCAGCCTCATCTGGCGTGCAGCGGAGATATTTCCAATGCCACCCGCCAGAGCGCCAGCGGCACCCAGAGCGGTGCCCGTTGCGAGAGACTTTCCGGCTGTAGAGGCAAGAAAACCTGCTGCTGCGCCTGCTGCTGGGACTGCCATGTTGATCTCCGTGTTTTCTGACGTTTAAGCCCAGGAATAGTGTGAGCACCTAAATGAGCAACATATATATAGACAGTTAGGTGCTCACCTTCGGTTTAGAGGTAAAAAGACTCGATGCAGCACGACCAGTTCACGATGGCGGCTCGGTCTACTGTTGAGTAGCCAGCCAGCCCAATAGTAAACTGTCCGACGGGTCGAGGAAAGGTACTTGCTCCGGGGTCACTGACGATGACCGTGCCGTCCCGCTGTCCGTAGCCCGCCGAGACCGGGTAGGTGAACGCTGCACCAATAGGGTTGATGCGGTAGTCCGACTTCGTGGCGCGGGTCTCTTGCGCCTCGGACAAGGGCATAAGTCCGTCTTGAATAGGGTTTTGCCCGACATACGGACAGACCCAAATCTGACGGGCATCTACAGCGGCTTGGTCTCCGCCTGTGCTGGTGTCCGGACCTACCTCGACCTCATACCAGTAGTGAAAAAGCACGAAGGCGGGTTGCTGGAGCTTTATCGAAAAGGAGGTGTTCGGTATACGTTGCCATGACCGAGACCGCTGCACCCCGTTGCCCGTCAGGTACTTTGTGAGGAACGTCAGCCTCACTGTAGGGCCTCCTGACCACTGGCCCCCTTGATGACCCGTCACGCCATGTTGAACGCCCTCAAAGGCGCTGTAGACCGGAGGCTGTACGTGTCTGGTGTCAATCCACTGGTCGTTCGCCACGTCAGCCGAAGGTATGGCTCCGTGCAGGTAGACCCGTAGGGCCTCATTGTTGCCCTCGACGTCAGCCCCGGTCAGGGTCGTGCCCGCGACGAAGGTATTTGGGGGTGAGTATGCCATCTACTTCGTCCTGTGCAAAATAATACCCAAGCGACCTACCGTATGTTGAAGCTGGATACTGGTCGGGTCACCGTTCACGACCCCGGGCTGTTGCACAAGGTAGTTGCGCCCGCCATTGTTGAACGGGTGCATAGGCCCCTTGACGACAAGGCGAAGACCGTACACGGTGACGTTGCCCGCCATACTTGAGTCATAGGTGTAGTGGCCTGAGACAGCGCGCCACCCGACATTGTTCGCCACGGTCACGCCATCCGCTTCGCGGTTGTTCGCGTCATGACGGGTGACCCAGCAAGGGACGACGGACGTAGCCGCTGTGTTTTCCAGTAGCTCACCCCGGATCGTGCCCGTAGGATTCGTGTCGAAGTTGCCCTGAAACGGCACCTCGGTCCAGTTCGTCAGCGCGGCGCTGGTCACGTCCCACTGGAGGTAGATGACCCAGCAAGTGCCGTTCGTGACGACACCCTTGTTGCCTCCGCCGTGCTGGGGGACAGTGTAGATGGCTGACGGTGTACTGGCGTTCGTCCACGGTGTCCCGGTGTAGACGGGGTTGACGTTCAAGTGCCAGTAAACCCGGAGGATGTTCGTGTCATCGACAGCAACGACGCCGAGCGGCAACGGGCCGAGCACAGTGTCCGAGACCCCGTCCCCGATGACGTGAAAACCAGAGGGTAGTGCTGTCAGGGCGTTCAGTACGACGGGCGCGTCATGGTAAAAGTCGAGCTTGCCGATTTGCACGGACGTAGCCAGCGGAGCCATGAAACCTCGGCCACCCGTCTGCTTGAACTGAGGTAGGTCGATGGCTGCATCGCGGGTATTAAACTCATTTATGTCCGTCTGTGTATAGTCCGTGTACCTGTTGTTGAGGTCAGTGGCGGCTACTTGGTCTCCGTCTTGAACCGGAGGTCTGACAATCCGGCTCATCTCCATCTCCCTATTGCGAAGTACTTATTCGAGTAAACGTGCACTTGGGGTAGCTCTTCGTTGCTGGTGTTTTCGAGCACGTCATCCGGACCTACGGAGGTCATCTTGACCTGTAGCCGGACCTCAAGCGGGCCAGCGGGAAAGCTACCTGACCCGAAGACCCGGAAATGTTCGTGAAAGCCAGTGCCCCGTCGCTCGGTCAGGAGGGTATTGTTGACCAAGATCCGGTACATGACGTACTTCGGGTTTTTCGGAAACTCAAGGTTTTGAGTGTCAGAAAAGATAGGGAAAACGTAGGCGTTGCCGCTCCACTCAATGTACAGGTTTCCGCCCTTGAAGTCAGGAAATGACAAGGCTCCGCTTGTTGGGTTTAGGTCGAACCAAGACCCCGGGTCAAGGAGCGGAGTCACCGCCAAAAAGCTGTTCGAGGGCACGTCACCGGATGCCGCCTGTAGTTGCTGTTCGCCGTAGGTCGGGTACCGGGCGTTCGCGTAGACCCGGTGCAGGGCGTAGTCCGCAAGGTACGGAGGCTCGACCCAGTTGCTGTCGTATTGTTCCCGGTCAAGCGTCGTCATCGACGACTGTTGCGCCCGAAGCTCGTCGTTTATGGCTGACGGCTCGACGACACCGCCCTGACGAAGCTCGCGCTGTGTCCATTTCTTAGCCATCTAAGCCCTCTTTCCCATAGTTACACGGGTGCCCTTCGATGTATATTCAAGCTCATAGCCGATGAAAATGAGGTCATCCGTCGTCTCAAACTCGAAGGCGAACCAAGAGCACGACTGTTGCGCCACGGAAAAGCGGAGGGGCACAAGCCTGTGGTCTTCGTAGATCGCTCCGCTGTCCAGCGTCACCGTGTCGAAGACGGGCAAGTCCGCTTGGTCAGGGGGCTGCATTTTGTACGTCCGCTCATTTACCCCGCGAAGAGAAAAGTCCTTGTAGTGCCTCATCGTCACGGTCGGCTCACCCGTCGTCATGACCCAGAGGGTGACGTAGCTCACCTGTTTTTTGACCTGTGCGTCTCCGAAGTCGAACCAAGCCGAGCGGTAGCGTGAGGTCGGCGGCCCGTTCGGGACAAGACCAGCCACGCTGTCCGAGTAGCCCTGTGACCGCTTACCCGAGACGACGAACAGACCTCGGTTCACGCCAGCCGCTGTGCTGTCTTGGGTGCCTGTATTGTGGCCGAAGACGACCGTCCCGTCGAACCGGGTGGCCACAGCGCCGACCGGGTAGCCTTCGCGGGTGCTCCACGGCGAAGACTCACCCTGACCTATCCGGTCAATGTGCAGCACCAGCCCCTTGTTCGGACGGTCGTTGCCGTCGTAGGGCACGTACAGGTGGTATTCACGAAAGTCACTTGAGTAGCACGCAACCGATTTCGCGTGACAGTCCGGGGTTATCCGCTCGATAAGCTCATCCTGTCGGAGCGTCAGCTTGACAAGGTCATTGATGGCACCGCCCTCAAGACCTCCGGTCACCGCGTACACGCCGTCAAGGGCCAAGAAAACTACGCCCAAACCCGGTATGGCCTTAATCGAGTGAGGTGCACGACAGGTCACACTGTTGCTCAGGGTCGTCACCTGAAAGCCAGTAGAAAAGTCCCCGGAAACTACGTCGATGGCCTCTTCGCGGAAAACGATGAGGTTCGTGTAGTTGCTGTACAGCGCGGTTATGCCGCCACCCTGACTACTAAGCTCGATAAAACTGGCCGCGTCGAACTGTTCGATAAGACCCGGAGCCGAGTAGTACAGCGTTTTGCTGTCTGTTATGCCGCCGTCAAGAAAAAGACAGCCCTTGAACAAGACCGAAAACCGCGCTGACGGAGCGGGTAGTGGCCCTGTAGGTATGACCGGAGCCGCTGCACCGAGCGAAGCTGTCCGGACTGTGTCGATGAAAATCTCTTCGACATTGTTGCGGATATCGTCGATGAAATACAGGGTCGTGTCACCGGGGGCGCTGTAGTCGTCGGAAAAGTTCGTCGTCCGGTAGATCCGCCGAGCGACTGTACCCTCCGGTCCCAGCGGCACGTCGAGGGCTACACAGTGACGACACCCCTGAGCGTTCGGCGGTAGTTGCCAAGTCGTCGTGGCCAGCGGTGACTTCGGGCCTTCGGAGCCAGTGTCGGAAATGAAAGAGCACGACCAGCCGAACAGGGCTTGCTTGTCATACTCCGTGCCGCTGTTCGTGGCGAAGCCGAGACCCCAGCGGGCACCGTCCGTGATGGCGCGTGAGTCAGAAAAGGTGATTATCGTCGTAGCTCCGCCACCAGCACGCAACGGCTCGGGTGTCGAAAAGCTTGCTCCGGTGATGAGCCAAGAAATGTTGCGGTGAGGCTCGATAGGCGGAGGCGAAGACAAAAAGCCGAAGTCACGGATGGCCGTCGAAATCATTGACTGGGCACCCGCCGTCTGGTTCTTGCCCAGCGGCCACGGATTGACCAGCACCGGACGGTCTACCCCGTTCGTGATGACGGTCCCGTACGGCGTGTCAGTGTACCAAGAGGCGGCTTCGGTGGCTGTCGGGACATGACGCCCTGTGGCCAGCGTCAAGAGGGTCTGAGGTACCCCAGAGGCTTCGTAAAGGAGGTACAGCGAACCGTCAGCCTCGAACAGTGTGTGCTGTCGCGCTCCGCCCCCAAGCATCTGTGCAACGTGCAGGCTGTACACTGGCCCCATGTCGATTGAGGCTGACATGGCGCTGTCGAACGGCGACCAGTCTGTCTGGTTCGGAAAGTACTTTTCATACCCAAGACGGGTAGACCAGCCGCCTGTCTTCTTGTCATGGCGGAGGTTTTCTGCACGGCTG